TCCATTTGCGAGATTGGCAGCAGATACGTTGGCCAAATCAGTACTTAATAATAGTACTGGGTTTGTGCCTGTTGTGTTTACTGTAATTCTTGCCATTTTGATTTCTCCTTGTGTTAGGCGTTATGTGTTAAATTCTAATCTTGTTAAATTAATTGTCCAGGTATGTATCGCGGCTCTAGTAGGTCCATATGATAAGTTTTGGTTGTACGTTCTTTGAAAGTAACCATCCATTAACTGCACACCATCGATATTGTTAGTAACTAAGTCACCAACGATATTGCATATTTGTGCTTCATAAGGATCTTGCTGAAATGAAACATAATTAACTATTACAGTATCAGTTGCATCGTAGATTGCTCCACAATATTGAATTGCTAGTTGATTTGTGCTTCTTGCAGTCGTAATAACATTGCTTACATACAATCCAAATCTAACAGCACTGATATCATTTGGAAATTCGTCATAAATCGGAACGTTCCATGCTGATGGTACAGTTAAAAATAGTGCATCAATAATCTCTTGTTGTGAAACAAGTGGACTATTAAGTGCAGTGTATGTTTCAGTTGCCATTAAAAGAATCTCCTATCGCCGTTGAAATAATCAACGTCAGCCGTCCAATTTTCCTCTAGTTTTGTAGCAGGACCGTCTGGTGAATTGCCATATAAGTCATAGAAGTTCATTAACTCCAATGCCTTAATCCATTCTCTACCACAACGATCCATAGCAAAATCATAGTTTTGTTTGTCTACTTCATTCATGTTAGATACGTCAGTAACTAATGATTCGTAGAAAACTAATATGGCGCCAAATGTATCTAATCTAATCAATGTCTGGTCATTTTTCATGAGTTGACTAGGATTAAAACTAGATATTAGTGCGCCATTAGGAAGATTGGTATAATAATATGCACCAAGAACAGTGTCGCAGTATTTCTGCCACCAGCCAAACTCTAACTTATAAAGCCACTCTTGTGAAGAAACTTTAAAGTAGGGTTCCCAATCAACGTTCAATGAAGCCGCTCTACGCTCCGCTGCCGGATCATAGAACGCAATATCTCTTGATGTTGCATTTGAAATTCGTTGATAGGGTACTGACATATTATTTTCCTAGACTTAAATTAGTTTTGATTAAGCATCTTGTGCAATGTTAATTGCACCGCCACGACGTTGGTCACCAACGCCACTACCGAAGTAACCTACTCCAGTTAACCAATTCTGCAAACCACCTGGTACTTCACCAATCTTGATTTGTAGTCCTTCTTTCATAACAGTGAACATAGCACTGTCACCGAAATAAGCACCAACTAAACAAGGAGTACTTGCGGCACCACCGATTGTACGTGTTGTGTGTTGTAAGAATGTAGTGAACATAACCATGCAACCATAAACGTTTTCAATCTTACCTGTAGATAACAATTCGTTACCCAATGCAGATAGGTTACTACCACCGCTTGATGGGCCAGAAACAGCACCACCAGTTAGTTCTGCTAACAAACGAGTTAAACTAGAACCACTACCACCAACTGCACCTGCTGTTGCTTCAGTTACATCACCATTGCTATCTAAAACGATAACTGGTGCACCTGGCATACGAGCAACTTTGAACTGTTGTTTAGCAAAACGAATCAAGCCAAGAACTGAGTTTGAAGTAGCACCGGCTGTAAATGTCCAACCACTAGTTGCACCTGCTGGTAACAACTCTAGTGCGCCCAATTGTTGAATACGAGGAAATCCATCTGCTGGAGTTGTTGCGTAGTAATTGTTACCAACTGTTGCTTTGAAACCAACGTTAGAACCTACTGGGTTAGGAGTAGCAGGACTGTCAGGACCAATGAAACCTGCTGTTACTGCTTGGTCAACTTTTTCAGCGAAACTGTCACCCAATTCAGCACCTAATGTAGCAGCCAATTGGAAACTTGTTGTCCATCCGTAGAAGATGTCAAACGCTGTTTGTGCAACTGCTGGAGTTGCTGTAATACTAGATTGTGTCAATGATGGGTTTTGAACTGTAGCATTACCTGTACCAAATGTACCACCAGTACCGTTAGGGTTGTAATTTTGATACGTGATAGGTGCAAAGTTAGGTACTAAGAATTGATTACCCTGTGTTGGGGCAACAACGTTAGTCATATTAACTAGACCTGTAGATTCGTGCATAGCACGTAAAGCGAAACTTGCAATTGCGAAAGTGAAACCATTTGCTTCACCATGGGCGCCCCCAAGAACATAGGCCATTTTATTTTTCCTTTATATTAAAATTGTTGGCAATTTCAGAGTATTTTGTGACTTGGCAATGAACTTACTGCTGAGACTCCTAGACCTTTTAAGCCTACATTCTTACCTAAACCATTGCGTACTGCCCATTGGTTAAATGCCGCTGGGTCTTTGCTATAGTCTGGTATCGAATCTTCCGGTGCACCAGCAAAATTTCCTTGTCCAGGTCGTAAACCTGATCCAGAATTAGAATTACTCTGTTTTAGTAGTTTAGGATTACCCTGCGCTACTTCCTGTACTAATCCTTGGATTGTTAGAGGATTACCATCCATACCATAACGTTCTTGACCTTTATTGTTAACAATGCTGTAGGTTCCATCATTATTCCATTGAATATTGCTTCTGACCTTTTGTATTGCATAATCTAACATTTCACCATCGAATCTATCACCCATTGCCTTTTGTATATCTGAATCTAGTTCTTTCTCACGCAATCTTTGCTCTTTTACCTGCAAATCTTGTTGTAATTTAGTGAACTGTTCATGTAAGTCATTGGTTGTAACTCGACCATTTGAACGCTGTTGCGTCTGATTATCTTCTGTTGGCTGTACGTTGCCACCGGTTTGTGCAGTAGTTCTTGCAATGAAACTTAACGCCGCTTCAACACTTTCAAAATTTTGTCCACTTGCTTGACCAAGTGCATTCAATAATGAAGTTGTGGTGCTTTTACGAATAGCACCTGCATTTACTTGTTGCTCGCCACCTTCTTGATTTGCATCTGACTGGTTTGCATTAGTCTGGCTGTCGTTGCCAACGAAAACTCTATCCATTTAATTTTTTCCTTATTATAACGTAATAACCGAAGTTGTAATGTATTTATACTGGCTTATCTACCAGTGTTTAATCCTGTTAACTGTACTGCAACTGCTTGTTGCGTATAATAACTCTGTCCCATTGGCGTTATTGGGGTACCAATACCACCTAACAATGATTGATTGCCTGGCTTGTAGAAGTTTGCTTGTGCTTCACCCATGCTGTTACTTGCGGCTTGTGTTGCTTCATCATCATTTTCTACATAACCTTCTGGTATTGCACCTTCACCTGTAATGAATACTTGACTATCTTCTTCAGTCATTAATTGTTTGACTGGACTATCAGGTAAACTGTCAACATAAGCCTGTTGATATTCTGGAATGTCTTCTGCTGGAGCAAGCATGCCAATGATTTCACGTGTGATTAAACTCTTGATAATATCATTGTCACCAACCATTGCTTGTGCTTCTTTAATCAATGCCATACGATAATTGGTATCGTGTGCTTCATAATCAGTATTGTAACTAATTTGTCCTGCCCAACGCATACCCATAAATCGTGCGGCATAGGTCATGATTAAGCCTTCAGTAACTTCCATAAGTCTCGCCTTGGACTTTGCTGTTCTATGGAGTTGTTTGCGTTCTTCAATGATTGATACGCCACTAGCAACTTGGTTCTTACTTGTGCGTAAGCCACCTAAACCTGTTAGTGCTTCAATCTGTTCTAATATATCTTGTTGACTCTTAAGAATTTTATCAACATCACCTGTATCAACACTAATGGCTTCTACTTGACCTTGCAATGCACGAACGATTGCGCCTGCGTGTACTGGAATGCTAATGCCTTTTTCTGCACGAATGATTGTGTGTGCAAATTGTAATGCTGTATATTTTTCACATTCTAGTTTGTAGTATTCACGCTGTGCATCACTTGCACTGTCAATATCACTTACACCTAAATCAAATGTTCTTGGGTCTTTGCGACCATATGCGATGAACACTGGAATGCTCATGCCTGCGGGGAACTGACCAGTGCCTGTACATAATGATTCATTATCCATTAAACTAGATTCTTGTACAGTCTTTGGTACTTCATAACTTTCCCAATAACTCGGATTGTTTGCATCACCTAAATAATAGCATTTAAGATAATAGTTATGTTCATCTTCCATCTCTTTAATCTTAACATACTGTAATATAGGTCGACCACCATACCATTCAAAACACCAATCCCACACGTTCAATGGGCTAATGGCACATGCATATGGTCTGCCAAGATTCCCTTCTGTTTCTTGAGGCATGTCTACTGCTACCCAGCAGTGACCAAAAATTGAGGTTAAGTCACCAACTTGTTCCATGAAACCTGTTAGACTTCTTGTTTGTAAATCTGCATCATTAACAAACAAATCAACCCAATCACAATTTTTTGGATCGATGTATTGACCTTGTGGAGTAGCAAATTTTAAATTGCGTTTAACACCTGGTTCAAATAGTACATCATTGATGGTATCAACAATGTAACGGCATACAGGTTGTGCTACAGTATTTTTAATTAAGTCGTTCCAAAGAACACTATCTTCACTTGGACGCTTTTTGCGTACATCTTGTTTAAATACGTATCCACCAAGGTATGCGTTTTGATATCCCAACATCTGTTGATAGATGGCTGAGTATACTGAATTTCGTTTTAATAATTCTGAATTGTGCATTGATGTGGTTCTCTCATCATAATGATGGTTATATTCTATTTATGCTAACTTGTTTAGTTTGCATTTGTCTCCATGATACCTACCATGCATACCTTTACTTATTGTTTTATTACAATGTATGCAAGTTGTTACTGGTGGGCTTTTACCTCCTGGCAATGATGAACCAAAAATTCTATCACGACCTTTACTCATCATGTCTTGTGTGTTTTGTTTTCTTGTGCCTAACCATAGATGACTAGGATTAATACACAATGGATTATCGCAACTATGACAAACACACAAGCCTTTTGGTATGGGGCCTAGATGTTCTTCATAACTTGCTCTGTGAGCAGTACGCATTTTCTTACCATCTCTGATAAAACCATAACCAAGATTGTTTTTACCACCACGCCATATCCAACAGTCTGTATGTTGGTCTATTTCAATTTTGTTAAGCATTCTATCTAATAAACTTAATTCTGTGTCACCTGCATATCGTGTCATATTAATTCCAAACTTGATAATCCTTTTCTTCTTCACCATTCATGATTTCTTCCCAACTTGGTCCACCAGGATACAACGGACTTTCTGGCATATACTTGTTGCCACTCTGACTCATTGCTTGATATCTAGGATCCATACCAATATACTCAGGCATGTTGTTTAAACTATCATGTGTGATTGGGAATAGATGATGTATGCCATATCTTATACAGTCACCAAGACCGTCAATGTGTGCATACTTTTGTTCTGTGTACTTTACTAAGCGTTTGCGTGATGCATCTTCAAAATGATATGTTTGTAATGCGTCTAAT